AGAAAACAAGGGAGTCCTCTGCATCGTCGGCGCGGCAGAAGATACGCATGCCAGGGGAAGCCAAAAGACTCGTTACCGAGTCATTGGGATTGATCCAGGTCCGCCAAGCGGTTCCATAGGTCGAATCGTCCTTCCAGACAATGGTGGCTTCAAACACGACGTTTCGGTCGAGAAGAGAAACAGGGAGGTCAGTAGCCGCTACAGGAAGCTTGACACCGTCGTTCACAATCATCGCTACATTGGCAAAATTAAGGATATAATTTCCCGGAGCAGATAATTGAATGGGAGCGGGGGCGTCGTAACTGTCAGAGCGGGCTTCAAAGACGTAGTGCATCCAAAGAATTCCAAGAGGAACCGCAGCAGTGGTAGTGTTTGTAAAGTCAGTAGCAGCGGCAAGACTGAAGAAACCAGGGATCTCGAGAGAGGGGTCACCATTGGTGTCGACATAGTACCATTTCTGCTGTTGACTATTCATCTGAGTGGCCGCACGACTGAATGCTCCATTAAGTTCAGAACCGGGTCGAGACATATAGTCACGAATTGTCAGTGCACCACCCTCAAGAGAAGGGTTGGTGGAGATGTCTGGAATGACAACACCCACCATACCACCAGATTGGGTGGCTGAACACAAAGGGACAAATTCAATGGCCATTTTCTTGATACGAAACTGATCATGGAGGGACAGAGAGCGGGAGCACCGCAATCCGTCAATCTTCAGAGGGTTGAGCGGAAACTGCGCAAGAATACCGCCCTGTGGGATCGTGACAGTAGTGCCAGCGGTCGCAGGGGGAATCTGAACTTGCGTGATATACTCACTTCCACTTATTGTGGTGATGCCATTTGACTCATGAGTGGTGGTGGGCTCATGACGAGTCAACCCGCCCTCAATGTGAGTGAGGTGGGTGATCGGAACGCCCTCGCCAGAATGCTCTGATGAGTGAATAGACATCTTGAAATTTTGCATGAACTTACGTCCAGCGGGGGTGGCAAGGCCACGAGGAGCAGGCTGCGAAGCGTTCTTCACAACATTGCTAGCAACTCGGGTACTACCTCCGCTAGACTGGGTCCGTACTTCTTTACTAGGCTGAGGCCCCAGTCGAGCCAGCTTTGCTCCTCCTTGTGTTCCTTTTTCGACGGGTGTTGCTGTTTTTTGTCGCGGTTGAGCACCTTTTCCAGAGTTTCCAATAGGCTGGATAACTGCTGGTCGGATGCTTCCTCTGGATCGACTAGCTGCCGAAGAAATGATTGCATGGAGTGCTTGAGCTTTCCTGACGTTGGCTGTTGCTTCGTTTGGTGTGACATTCATTGAATTACTTTTACAAGGTCCGAGAAAAGTAGGTGATCGGGTGTTTCGTGCGCTGTGCTTAAACACTCGAGGGCCTACGATTCCCCACGCTTGCCAAAGGCAAGTTAACGCAATGAATGATGATGCAGCAAGTAGTCCGGCATTAGGGTCTAAACGCATCCATCGATGGATGGGATGGTCACGACGGTTGTGTTGAACTAAAGGCTGAAACCCCTTCCCTCCATAGTGAAGAAGAAAGTAGTCATCCTGTTGTCGAGTTTGCGAAAACCCAGTCGAGTAGATCGAATTTCGTGGGAGGGTCGGAAGAAGCTGCTCAAGCCTAACCTGTTCTGACACTGGAATTCCATACAACTGCTCAACCAAAACCCTTGTGGACGGGGCCGGAGCAATCTCAGAATGAGTGAGAACATAAGAGTTAGCTTGAACGGTCATCTCGCGCATCCAGACACCCATTGACTTGTTGCGAGCAAGAAAAGGGGTCAAGTCACGCTTACCGAACTTTCGGATTATAGACCACGCTACTGGCGAAATGACCGGGCAACCATTGTACTGGTATGCAGCAGCCATTGCCTTTGCTAGCAATAGGTCATTAATCCTCCGCTCACTTGAATTACAATCAAGCTTACTGGTATAAGGCATTCTCGACAACCATGACTTTGGGTCAGTGACGAGTGTGGAGGTTGATTCATCAACTACTGTGCCGCAGAAGCTGGCAGTAGAAAGTGACGGTGGATAGATGAGCTTGCATTTAGCGCCAATACTGGTGAAATCCTCAGTAGTGGGTACCGCGCCAATCGGAAACTTACATATGCCATCGTCGCCCTCAAAAAACCCGTATTGCTTAGTTAGATCAAACGGTACACCGACAGCTGCAGCTCTCTTACTTGCGAAGTAGTACATCGCAATCAAGTTAAAGAGCCCGTTGTTCAAAGAGGTGTCCATCTCTCCTGACATGAGAATCGCTTCCACTATCTCGAGTTCAAAATCGCGATTAGACATGCGTTGACGGCCAGTACGTGTCTCGAGGTGGACACGAATAATTCGAGCTGCTTCAGGGTTGTGCTGAACCATGTGCCGATATACTCGAGCAACAACGGCTTCAACAACAATACGCCTGTGAACAGCTTCGAAACTGGTATAGTCTGAGCAAATCAAGTCGCCAGAAAGCTTGCCCAACACGTCAGCCACAAGGGCGGCACGGAGGTCGGACGGAACCTTCTTAATGAATTCGGGCATGGAGAAGATAGTCTTCTCAATCTCACTAATGACAGGACCAACAAAACACTTATACACGTCAGACCGGGAGTTGATCCATCGCGGGAATTTGTATTCCGGATAGAATTCATCCTTAATGAAACTCTTGACCTTCCTGTGTTTACGCTTAAGTCTTCCATCCCAATTAGCCCAGACAAACCGTAACTCAGCCTTACGACCCTCTGAATATGGCCTTTGAGCAAGCCAGAAATCAAAGAGGAGGTTGGTATCAGGTGACAGGGGTTGAAGTTTGCGTGCTTTGATGAAAGCATCAGCAAACTCAGAAAGTTCAGCGAGTACAACGGGATCTGGATCAGGCATCTTCACAGCAACGCGTTTGAGCGCGCCTGCTATTACTGTAACCGGATCAACAGGGTCAATTTTCACAAAGGCTCCTGGGCTTGCATAGATCTGCAACGCGACGGGCATTCGAATTTTGTTGGCATCAAGAGGATGTCGGGAGTAGATCGTGTGCTTCGCAATTTCAGCTGGGAATGCTTGATACCGCAAAATCGTCTCTAGAACTGCTCCATAGAGGAACATTCTCTGCGGAACAGAGAAGCCGGTTGCAGCATTCTTTGAAACAATATCACGCCACACAAATTCCAGAGTGTTAGCAGCCCAACGTGTATCTGACAAGAATCGATCCTCGCCGAGGCCAGAGAAGCTACGAACAGCTACCTCTAACCTTGACCGAATCAACTCGGGTGTGTCAGTATACATTGTGCTAATTCTCTTTGAATAAAGATGAGTCATCAATTCAGGAGAGAATGCAACATTCTGAGAAATGGTGGAATAACTGCCGACCAAAAATCTGAATGGTACTACGAACTCGAAGTCAATGTAGGAATTAACTTCATGTCGGAGATTTACCCAATAAACCTTGTTAGTGTACTCAATGGTTCCCACAGATGAATCATAAGTGCGATTATTCCAATCCTGAGCATAGATGTCGTTATCCTTGCCGGAGCCAGGGACGACACCAGTAATCTCATAGCGGGATTCTGGAACAAACACAGTGAATCTGTGGATGCAGTAGTTGTACAAAAAATGCAAGGGCAAAGAAAGCCACAGGGGCAACATCTGGCAGACCGTGTGAAAAACTGTCAAAACAATCATGGCAACGGGGCGTGTGCCTCCTGAACTATGACGGACAATTTCTATAAACATGATCAGCCAGCGCACCACAGTCGGAACGACTTCAAGGGGCTCACTTAAGAAGATTGGCAGGCCGTTAATTGTTAGCATCCTAACATAGGCGAGTAAAAAGGGGGCGGAGTGCGTAATTAATTCCTCAGAAATCTCAGCCAGATCGGGAGAGATGAATTGGGCTCCAAGCACAAGGCCAAACAACATCCAGAAAGTCGAATATCCAATCGACAATCTAGGCAATGTGAAAGCCACAGTGTGAGGAATGGCTTCTGTCTCCCACACACGCCATAACCCAAACATCCTATAGACAGGAGTTGGATCAGGGAGAGTATGGACAAACATGCCACCACCAATTGCCTTCATATCACTGGTATAACCGGAGTAAAAGAAAGGCATCATGAGTTCAGAAAAATAGGCAGACCACACTTCAGACAGGTGCTGAGTCAGACGACTCAAATCAACCACGTACAGAAGAAGAAGAACCAGCACAACCAGAGCTGCCGTCACCCTAAAATTCCTTGCCTGTGGTACCAGGGTAGCAGTCAACAACATGTCGTCATCACTGCTGGAATTCAAAGGTGAACGTAGCACAAAGATGGGGCTGTCATTTCCACCATTCTTCTTTTGAGACCTCAACATTCCTGAAGAAGTGAAACTGTCATAAGTAATACTGTAACTGACATAGGATGATCGGAACTTACCATTTGCGGAAAGCCCGGCTTCGGTCATGCATCGGAACATTATCTGGGCGGGGCCAATAGCGTTCAGAGGCATGTACTCGTAAGCACGCATCATCTGTGAGTAGTTGTTAACAGTACAACTAAGACATTCACCACAACAAAAAGGGTGTGGGTCGTCAGCTATGGACACTTTGACATCGATGACTGGACCCCAGGGCATAGGGACTCTAGGGAGATCATACCAAATACCGAGCGACGGGCCAGGGTTAGGTTCGATTCCTTCCATAGTTAAGTCATAGAAGTCAGCCATGTCCTGCTGAGGGAGAAGAAAGGTTTGAAGCGGAAACATACAGGTCGTAGCACAGAACAAGCAAACCTTCGCGCCGCGGAGCACATTGCAACGCGGTCGAATGGACGAAACATGAACCATACAAGCCAGGTCACCAACAAGCCTGCACATCGGAACCCACCAGTCAGCGGGAACAAACTTTGGTAGTACAGGTAAAAGTTGACAAACGGGCACGCCAAGGAAAGACCAGCACTGACCTGCAACAAAGCGACCAAGATATTCAGTAGTGAAATTCTTACGTCCAATGATGTTATGGTCGAGGTGCTGTTCTTCCTCACCGAGAACAGATGTTATAAAGCAACAGAAAATGGCAATCACAAGAAGGCAAACATAGGGACCTACATTTGACTCGGGTGTATGGTGATAGCTGGAAAGACGCTTGCTTGGGCCTTTCTGGGGCTTAGCAGGCGCTACATCAGCAACCGACGGACACTCGTCATGACTGGAAGAAGAAGAAGAACCCAGCTTGCCTTTCGGACATGTGGTGGAATAATGGCCGGGATCACCACAACGGTAGCATATGACTGCTGCCCGCTTGGCATCCCGCGCCCCAGCCTCCTCTGAGGTGGTCCGCCGAATGGAAGCCTGGACAAGACCGGAGTCTTTGTCCGAGCGAACCCCACCCTTCTTTGTCGGTAGGTGTGTCCGCTCTGCGTCTCTCTTAGAGAGCTCAGGTGCGCTAGAATTTAACTGGAACCCCCGCGTCGAAGGGGAAACCAGCGCCGGAAAATCGACTTGGCTCGCTGCCTTTACAGGCACCTCATCACCCGCCTCTAGGTGACGTTGGGGTTGTTTTTCGTCAACTTTCGTTGACACGGCTTGACTGCCGGGGATTGCTTTGGTTATAGGTCCCAAACCTACGGAATCCGAA